GTTATACAGATTAGGATAATAGAACCTATAATAAATAAGATAGTATTTCCTACTATAATTCCTAGTAACATTAAAAACCCGCTTGCCCTCGCTATAAGGTCCCTGATATTTAGTAGTTTATTATAGATTCCTGGCTTCTTATCTCTATACCATAAACTAGAAATCAAGTTAATAACCGATAATATGACTACACTAGAAAAAGCCAAGATCAACAATGTTCTACAAATAAACTCTATCATAGCTTAATTGGTCTATGCATTCGTTTATACTCTGTTCTCTTGTGACGATCTAAGATTCTGTTAACCATATCGACTCCAATCTCATCTATCATCTTGTATAGTTTTGATTGTAAGCCTCTGTTCCATAGTTCTTTCTCGTCATTATTCATAGATAACCAAGTCTTGAGTACTTCATCGACCTGCTCATAAGTACAACCCGGCGCAATCTGGTCAAGGTCACTAGCAGATGTTCCATTTCCGTCTGTTGGTACTATCTTAAGTGCATCTTCCAGGGCAGCCACAGCATAACCAGTTCTCTTGATCTCTTCATCATCCCTGCCTTCTACTATGGTCTCACGATATTCAAGGTATTCAGTGAGCAAGTAATCAGTAACCTCATAGATATCTGACTTCCAAAGATTACCTATTGGATTTACATCACCCTCGTCACCATGAATCGTCCAGAACCCAGTATTGTGCTCAGTCATGTTATCTGTATCAACTACAATTCCGCCAGTTTCCCCGGCCTTACAGTACAAGAAAATCATACGAAGTCTTGCCTTAATATTACCTAATGCAATGGCCGAAAGATTGGCGGGATCATCAGTTGAGCTAGTTCCAATTGATACAAAGTTACTAGACTGAAGATACCAATTCTCAATGTTTACCTCCTTAAATTCATTACAAAACGCTAGTCCCGCATTAACCGCAGAACTAACCTCACCCTCTGCATTAGTCTTACACATCAAAGAGTAACCAAGCAACTTAACACCTGTCCTCTTAGCAACTTCATAACATAATGCGGCGCTTAATGTACTATCAATACCACCACTCACACCAAGTACCATAGTTTTGATATTGTTCTTCTCAAGGTAGTCTGATAGTTTCTCAATAATGTTCTTCTTAATACTTACTGAATAATCTCTAGTTCTATTCATATAAATAATTTTTTTGTTGTTACACTAATAAGGAAACTAAGGCAAAATAAAAAGGTAGTACTACATTATCTTAACATATTTTTCTATTAACTTAGATACTCTACTATCATCTAGGTCTATATCTTTTGCACTAACCTGGAATGTATTTAATCTCTCGTATTCTGATTGTACGACACTGCTTCTAATCTCGAGACGATTTATTCCTGGTTTTGATCCATTCTTTAATTGCTCTTCTATTATATTTAAAATAGTGGCACTGTCTATGAATTTACTAGTTAACCTTATAAAACTCAATATACAAGATCTAGTGGTGAGCAGGTCAACGTCTCCCTTATACAGCTTTCCAGAACCTCTTACGATTAAAATCCTACTGAACTCCACAGGTACCATAATTCTAGCAAATATATAGTCACTAAATCTATTTTTATAGTAAACAACTTTTGCTTTCATATTCTATTCATTCTACACTATTAAGGAAACTAAGACGAAATAAAAAGAGTAGTACTAACCACTACTCTCTAATATTTCTTTCTATTAAGTCATCTATAAAACACTTATCTAGTTCTATAATATTTCTACCTACTTCTACAATTCCACCCAGACGGTCAGCCCTATGTGGATCTTGTACGTCTAAAAAGCAGTCCGTATAGTCTGTCCCATTAGTTAATATTATCTTGAGTATAGAAATAATTGACCTACAACTAAGGTACTTATCAGTCCTAATACTAATAATTAAGTTGTGGTTCAAATACTTACTTGCTTTTAATGCTCTATAGATTCTACCGTTCAACGAAGCTGATAATGTATATTTTGTTTTCTTAATGGGTATGTAGAACCTGGCCCATATTTCTGAACCAAATAATCTTCTATAATACTTAATACTGGTTTTCATAAGTTTTCCCTAATTAGTTGTGATAAGTCTGGTGTAGCTAGGACTTCAAAATTTCCATCATCCTTAAGCCATACAAGTCTTCTAGCGATAACCTTAAGCCCTATGTCTTCTAGTGGTATCTGATATGTACTGAATTGGGCATAATATTCACTAAGCGGCTCAGATAAGAAATCACTAAACGGACTTTTCATCTTCTTACCTGTCGATCTTGCAAATTTATTCCTAATATCAGCATTTGTCTTATAATCAGCTATTACAAGACCACTATTCTCCGGGTTAACAGTATCTTTATAGTATAGTAAGATATCTGCCGTCCCCGCTAGTTGAGTCTTAAGGTGAGTACTGGGATCTGGGTTGCTGTTTGTATATAACATCGCCTCTGCATAAACAAAGTGAAGACAAGGAGGAAGACTAGACCAATAATTGATAACTGCCTCCTCTTTACCCCTTGTTGGAATGAGCCAGTTTTTATCCTCCACATACTTACACTTACAAGACTTAGTTATTCTCTCAGGGTGACCATTGATTAAGTAAGAATAAGACTCCCCAAATTCATGCACTAGTGATCCAGTAATTGTTGACATCTTATTTTTCCATAACCACTTATCTTTCCAATATTCAGGAGTCTCACCATTTTTCTTAGCATAATTAGTAGCTGTCTGTTCTGTATCAAAAGGAGCCATATACTTACCCAACATAGTAGTAACAGAGGTCAACTGCTTACCATGAAGTGAATAAATATGTGGCTCTTCAAAAAATAGTAGGTCCTTGAATGATCTAAGTATGTGAGCCCTAATCTGTGTTACTTCCTGCGGTTCATTTTTCACCACGAACATTTTTGGTATGTCTGAGTAATCTTCCATGTTTTTATTATTATCTGTTTTCTATTAATAAGGTTCCATGTCTACCTCACCTACGAAAATGTCAACTTGGCAGGGTAGGGATGACAAAAAGACAGAGAAATTATTTTGGTATTTCATTTGTATTATTAGCAGTACAAGTTTAACAAAAAAAATTGAAAAATATGATGGATAGATTTATAAAGAACTACGTTGATACAGCGATGTCACTTTTTGATGATACATGCAAGAGAGTAAATAGTAAGGTTGAGAATACAGAGTCCGGTACAAAGATTATTCTAGTAGTGCCAGGATTTGAAAAAGATGACCTGAAGATTACAACAGAGGATGAAAGATTGACTGTTAGTGGTGTGAATAAAGAAAACAGTGAAACTAAGGTACTACCAGATTTCAAAGAGTCATTCTATGTAGGCAGGGAGATTGACATGAATAATATTAGTGCAAGTCTGAAGAATGGTGTACTCTTGATCAACTTGCAAAAGAAAAAGGGACTCGCAGGAAAACAAATTATAATTGACTAAAAAAGAAGGAGAGATTGGTATTATAACTTACCTTTCTCTCTTTTTTTAACCCGCAAAAAAACGACAGGAAGCTAGTAATGTCTCCGTTTCACCCCAGTCTTATTGTCATTGCTGGCGACTACACTACTATCCTTTCGACTTCCTATCTCTACCAGTACCGTAATCCCAAAAGAAATCCAGTGCACTCTAGATTCTCCGGGCCTCCTGTCGTACACAGCTAACCTATATCGCTGCAAGGGTATTCTAGTGTTAGTTAATAAGCGGTCTCTCAAAACTAGACTAAACCAAGACCGACATAGTAGGTAAAAGCCCTCTACCATCTTTCCAGATAGATTGTCACTTAAATTACTATGCACCTTCATTATTAAGGAATCTAGAGGAAATGAAAAAAAAATGACAGAGAGCGGGGCTTGTAACAGACACCTCTCCTTTCGACTCTCTATCTCTACCTGTGTCGTAATCTGAAAGTACATACGCGTCCTTACTAACAGATCTCCTGAACACTTAGCTTTCCTCTACCGCTACAAGGGTATTCTAGTATTAAGTACATTTTCTGTAGGACTTGCAAAACTAGACAAAGTCAAAGTCCATGCATGTATTGTATCTCCTACGTATACAATCTCATACAC